TAGTAAAATTATGACAGGAACTTTCTTTAATATTACTAAAGGAGAGGGGGAAGGTAACGGTATTGTTTCTGCTGCTATATTTAAACCTATGTTTAGTACCTTTGATCCTAAAAAAGCACCGCAATGGGAAAGAGCTATTATTAATATAATTAAAGATGGTGTAGTTAAACAAACTGAAGGGAACAGAAAAGCTGTTATGGACTTAATGGAGACTGCTCCTAGTTTAGATTTCTTTAAAGCTATTATGAAAAATGACAGGTCTAAAGCTGATGAAATCTTTACATGGTATTCTAATACTAAAACAGATCAACAAGAAGACTTGATAAAAGGAATTGTGGATGATGCAAATGGTGTTAATGTTTCTTTTGAAGGGCAGTACTTAGTATACGAAGGGCCTTCAGTAACAAGGTCTACAAGTGATAAAACAATAAAACAAGATGTTATTGATTTTAATAAATCTACTTCTAATTTTAATAGATTTAAAGGAGTAGTACCTGATAGTACACTCCCTAAGTTAGATGGACTTAAAGAGTTTTTTAATAAAAGAGTAAGTGAACGTAAAGCTGTTGTTAAAAAGGCAACAGAGCGCTCATCAGGTAAAACTCCACCAGACGCAAAAGTAAAAGCAACTAAAGAAGCAATTAAGTTACGTAGAATTAATGCTAGAAAAGGAAACTAAAAGATATGCTTGAAAATACCGACTTACAACTTGAAACACAGAATGATTTTAAAGAAGAGCAAGTGTCTGAAAACGCTCAAGACTTTGAAGTTGTAGAATACAACCATCCTGTACATGGTTTGTTTGAAGTTGAAGTTGATACAGGTTTGTCTGACGATCAGATTAAAAAAGTAGTAGGAAATCTAGACCTAGACCTTTTACTAGGACTAGAACAAGTAAACGAAACAGAAGTAGGAGAGACACAAGTGGAAAAGCTCAAGGAGTTTGAAAACTCTGCTGGAGCAGGACGTAAAGATGGTAAATGGTATGGTCATGAGTCCTTAGAAGGAGGTACACAGACTATTGCGTATGGTCACAAGCTTACACCTGAAGAAGCTAAGTCAGGTTTCATTAGTATTAATGGAGAGCTTGTAGATTATCGTCAAGGTCTGTCACAAGACCATGCTGAAGCAGTCCTGAAAGCAGATACACAGTGGGCGCAGACACATGCTTCTGCTTCACTGAAGAAGATTGGTATGGAAGAGGATGAAGGTAAGCTACAAGCCATTACATCCTTGATCTACAACGTAGGCTCAGGCTCATGGGGTAGTAGTAAAGCTAAGAAGTTCCTTGAAGCTGGTAACATTGAAGACTTCATGCATGAAGCGTTCTCTGAAGAAGCTGGCTTTGTCAACATCAACGGTGAGTACTCTAGGGGCCTTGCCCGTAGACGCAAAGAAGAGGCTGGGTTGTTTGCCCAAGCAAATATAAACGAGGGGAGTCCTTTCAGTAAGATGATTAGTGAAGTACTTAACACTATCAATCCTATCAGTACAGCGCAAGCTGCTGATGATCCGAAGGGCCTCCCCTTACCTACACAGGCTGAGTCAGACGCAGCTACGGCTGCTGCCGAGCCACCTAAAGAAGCTACAGGAGCACCAGTAGACTTAACTACACCTTTGAATACACCAGAAGCTACAGGCGATCCAGTAGATTTAACTACTCCGCTTAACAGGCAGGAACCTGAGTTAGAGAAAGAGTTTAAAGAGGTTACAGTACCTGAGTTAGAGAAAGAGTTTAAAGAGGTTACAGTACCTGAGATGGTGAAAGACCCTGAAGCTCCTGCTATTCCTGTAGGCTTACCTGAATTGAGGAAGCCCTTAACAGAAGCTGATAACATTGTTGTGTCTCCTGCACCTACTCGCCTCCTAGCTGCGTCTTTCCTCCCTCGTAACTGGGGAGCTAGCATGACCTTTGGAGATAACGATGTAGACGTAGGCGCTCGGAAGGTTATCAACTCAGTATACCAACAAGCTAAAGCAGTTCAAGGTACCCAGACTCCTTACGAGTACTACCCAGAACTTGCTAACGGCCTGTCAGCTAAGGCTGCTGTTGGAGATGCTACCAAGTGGGACTATGAAAAGAATGACTACGTTAGGGACGCTAATGGTAGACCTAAAATGTTCGATGATGTACGTGCTAAACTGGCAGCAGAACGCAAGGCAGCATGGCCTAAAGGTAACACTGATATCTTAAAACAAATGTACTACGATCCTGTAGCACGTGCTGTCTTTACTGTAGGTCGCTTCTCTATCCAGTCTGACGGTAAAGGTAACGAGTACATAGCTGAGAGGTGGAACTTTAACGCATCTAGCAACACATCAGGAGACTCTTTTGCTGACTTAAGGAACACCCTATCTAACCTCCCTACTGCCCCTATTAAAGAGGACGAAGGCGCTTTAGTTGCTTTACTTCTCTCAGGGAAGCTGACCACAGATGAAATAGAAGCACTATACAAAGGTAAGTAACGATGGTGTGTATGACTAGACCAAAGAAGATAAAGACGTTAAGCTCCTCGTATGAAATGTGTAAGACAGCTGCTGAGATGTATAAAACTTCTTCAAAAAAGTTAAAGATAGCATAGATATATTGGATATAGGACAATAAGTATGACTCCTCGTACAGATAAAACAATAACTCTAGCAATTCGTATGGCTACGAAGGCACTAGACCTTATCAACAGTATACACTAGAACTTAAGACCTGTCAACCCTAACCAACCAACCAAGGAGAGAAAACTATGTTAATGAAAAAGAACGGAATGAAGAAGAAGCCAGAAGACAAAGCTAAAGCTAAGGTTAAAGCTAAAGCTAAGAAAAAGAAACCTATGAAGTCAGGTTACTAATGACTATCGAACCTGAAGTATGTCCTAAGTGTGGTAAAGAGGATTGCCCTTGTGATCCTGAGACTTGTAGTTGCTCACCACCACAGGATGAACTTATACAAGACTTTGAGGAGTAACTAATGGCTATCAATAAATCTAAAATGTCTTGTAACAAACCTAAACGTCAAGTACAGGGAGGTAAGAAGTTTGTCGTTAAGGCTTGCCAAAAGGGTACAGAAAAGATAATTAGATTTGGCGATGCCAACATGACTATCAAGAAGAGCCAACCTAAACGCAAGAAAAGCTTTAGGGCAAGGCATAAGTGTGACACCAAGCCACCTAGTAAACTTACTGCTAGGTACTGGAGTTGTAAAAAATGGTAGAAATAAAAGAGAAGAAGTAACATGGCAAAAGATAAAACACATTACTTACCAAATGGAAAAGTCTATACTGGACCTACCCATAAAACAAATGGTAAGCTAATGACAGGAGCAAAGCATAACAAGACTAGTAAAATACTTTCTCACACTAAACCTAAGAAGAAGAAGTAAGGAGAGTATAGTGATACCATTCATAGGTCCAATCATCTCAGGCATTGTTGGTGTAGGTAAACAGTACCTATCTAACAAAGCTGAAAAGGCTCAGGCTAAACATGAACGAGAAGTCACCATCATTAAAGGTGACCAGAAATGGGATGAGATACAAGCAAAGAACTCAGGAGAATCTTGGAAGGATGAGTACCTCACCGTCATCTTGACTAGTCCATTCGTAGCTATGTTCTTAGCTGCCGTACTGGATGAGCCAGAGATGGTGATGAGGATCAGTGATGCTTTTATGGTACTTAAGAGTGACGTACCTGATGAGTACTGGATGTTACTTAGTGTTGTTGTCGCTGCTTCCTTTGGAATGAAGAAGGTTGTCGATGTTATTAAGGGTATACGTGGGGGTAAGTAGACTTAGGTCAGCCTTCACACGCTCTAGGTATATAGCACCATCGAGTAACTCTTCAATAGCATGGTCAATCCATTCAATAGTATTAACGTCAGTACGCATCATAGTCTCACCGTACTTCTCTATGCCTTCCTTACTACGGTCTGCCATACGTTGCATGACTGTAGCTACAATAGGATCAGGGTCTGTCTTAAAGCCTTTAACTGTAGTCATGTTAGCTTCCTTTTGTTTCTTAAGTTTCCAATCATAGATACGTGGGTAGTCATAAAACATTGCATGTCTTTTAAGTAACTCACCTTGTGTTACTTTTGTTTCACCTAAAGGATTAATAGGGTAACCTTCTTCTGTCTTTATGTCCATCTTAAAGTAATCGAGTGCTTCAGATTGTACGTGTCCGACCATTGTGTGTTCCTTACTTATAAAATAAATGTTTACCTATCTGATCTATATACTCAAGAGTACCAGACCAGTAAGGGTTGACGTAGTCAGCATGGTAGTGAGTAGCCTCGTCTAAGCGAGCTACTACTGCACCATCTAATGCTAACCTAGCTACTGTGTAAGCTACCTCTTTAGCTTTAATATCCTTCATGATCTCATGTTTACCATCACACCAATAAGAAAATATACACCGTTTATCATGGACAGTCAAGCAAATACTTTTAGTTGTCCTATTAAGAACGACATTAGCTATGGCTATCTGTCCTATAAAAGGCTCACCTCTTCCTTCAAAGTATATTGCTTCAGCTAAACAATCTTGTTCAGTCTGTACAGGGGATGCCCAAGCCCCTAGTGTTACTAATGATATAAAGGCCCATACAAGTACTATTAGTGCAAACATCCGCTTCATCTACATGGCTCTCCTACTGTTACGTTAGCGTTTCCGTTGTCATTTATCTGTTGTAAGTACATCTTGTCACCCTTGTCTAAATGAGACAAGAGTATGTAAGCTGTGCTACCTTCTGGTGAAGGGTTTTGCTCTACCCTATGGCAACCTACCCATACAAAAGTACCTTTCTCATACGTAGGAGTAAGCACACAACCGCCTATTAAGGTAGCTCCAATCAATAATAGTATACGCATCATCCACATTCCTTGTTGCCTGTTGCCGGGTCAATGAAGCAAGCTGCTCCTTCTATTGGTTCTTCTAATGGCTCTACTTTGTTAAGTATACCATAGCGTTTTCCTGCTAGTCTAAAGGTAGTACACCCTTTCAGTTTACCTTTCCATGCTTTCATGTATATGTCCTTGAACTCATCAAAGGTTACCTTCTCTGATACATTGATCGTCTTAGATACAGCACTGTCAACAAAAGGTTGAACAGCTATTTGCATATCTAAGTGGTCATCAGTAGACAGGTCATCTGCCTCTACATTTCTAAGGTTGTACGTATTGTAAACATAATCCTTGAGCGGAACGATGATAGGTCCTTGTTCTGTTTGGACAGTTCGGTCCAATTGATTTGAGAATACAGGTTCCACACCGCTGCTAATGTTATCAGCAGTGAAACTAATAGTACCAGTAGGGGCGATAGAGGTGAGGTGACTATTTCTGATACCATATCTATTAATTAAATCCTGTATGTCTAGAGGTAAACGCTGTATAAATTTACTATCAAGGTATTCATCTGAGTACAAAGGGAACGTACCTTTTTCTTTGCCAAGTAATGCAGATGTTTCATATGCACCACACATCAGTGTCTTAGTTATCTTACGAGTAATTCTAACAGCTTCAGAAGAACCATACTTAATACCCATAAGAGTAAGTACATTAGCCAAGCCAGTAATTCCAAGTCCCATACGTCTTTTAGCTTTAGCTTCTTTCTCTTGTGAGACTAAAGGGTATTGAGTCCTATCAATAACATTATCCATAGCCCTTACAACATGAGGTATATCCATCTTAAACTGTAAGTAATCAAATGTGTAGTATTCTTTATGTTGGTTAGCTTTTTCCATATACTTAACTAAGTTAAAGCTACCTAACAAACACGCACCGTATGGCGGCAGTGGTTGCTCACCACATGGGTTAGTTGCTTCGATAGTCTCAGTATAGTATAGGTTGTTGTCATCATTAATACGATCAAGGAACAACACACCCGGCTCTGCCCAATCCCAGTTGTTACGCATGATCTCATCCCACAGTGCAGCTGCATCTACTGTGTTGTAGATACGTCCTTCAAACTCTAAGCTAAACAACTTATTCTTAGCTACACAGTCCATAAACTCATCAGTAACACCAACAGAAACATTAAAGTTAGTAAGGGTAGTCGAGTCCTTCTTAGCACGTATAAACTCTTCTATGTCAGGATGATCAACACGTAGCACTGCCATCATAGCACCACGCCTGTGTCCTGCACTTACTATCGTATTACATACGCTGTCAAAGATAGCCATAAATGAAACAGGACCACTAGCGGAACTATCCAGACTAACGATACGATCATTACGAGGACGTATCCTACTAAAGTCAAAACCAATGCCACCTCCTCTACGCATTGTCTCAGCGGCTTCTTTAGCTTTGTCCATGATGCTGTCCATGCTGTCTTGAATTGTTCCACTAACGAAACAGTTGTAAGCCGTGACATTCTTAGGACTCCCCATTGCTGCTTGTACTCTACCAGCTGGCATGTACCGTTGGTTTAATAGGATACTTTTGAAAGCACTACGATGCTCATCCCCATCAGACATAGCAGCTGCCTGTCTAGCACAAGCTTCATTGAATGACTCATTAGGTAGTCGATACTTCTGTGCATGTAAGTCGTCACAAGCCTGTATCTGAGGCCCGTAACTGTTGTGTCCTATGCTACTCATTAATAATTCCTTTCATATCTTCTGTATCTTTTTGAAACTGAGTAAGTACTTCATGTATCAAACTAGTATTAGGATACTTGTTTATTAAAACTTGTAACTTATGTCTAGTATCTTCTAAACGATCTTCTAAAACTTCTAGATCACTCATTTAACTAAGTCCTCCAAAGTAGGCGCTTTATAATTAGGTCCTTTAGTGACCTTCCCATCCTCATTAAGAACTGGGTTACCTTCATCGTCAAGCTTAGACATATTGCTAGTATGCACCCTGTTGAAAGCAGGATTAAAACTGCCCATAATGGAGTCAAAACTAATAATAGTCCCTGATAAAACATACTGTAAGTCACAAAGTTCTTTCAGTAGGTCAGCCCACTGCTCCTTTCCAACTGGTTTACCGTGTGTTATAGTCATTTCAATCTTATTAAGTTCATTACATACTTCATTACATTCTTCTATTAAAAGTTTCTCTCGTAGTTGTAAGAGACTAGCACGTGGTTGAGAACCTACGTCAGTCTTCATAGCACGATGAAACTCTGCGACTTTATCTTCTCTTGTGATTGTTCTCATTGTGTGTACCATTTCAATGTATCTTTGTAATGTTGTCAGCATAATCTTTAGCTTGTCCCTCTGTTAAAGAACAGCTTTCTAGTAACAACAAGGCTGCTTTCTCAAGAAAACGGTACTGTTCAGGGTAGGCTAAGTCCATCTCCATAACTATTAAACGTACTTGTTCCATACGTCCTGCTAGGAGGTCAGGAGGATAAAGCATAGGTAGTGAGTCGTCTTCATAATTGTTCATAAGTCTTCCTCTTCTGTTTCTTCGTTAAAAAGGTAGCTCAACTCATCGAACAATATAATATTATTATACACTGTATCCATGATCATGTCAAGCAACTCTTCTGTACTCATGTCTAAGCGTTCAACAACCTCAGCTGCTGTGTACTTGTCTGACATTAACATACGTAACTCATCTATATCTATCACATTACTTCTTCTTACCTCCATATTCTTTCTTGATTGCTTTTATAGATATAAACTGTGGGTCATAACAACCGTTTTCTATTGCTCTCTTAACTACTACACCAGACCACCACAACCCTTCACTCTGAGCGTTGTTCCAGCCTGACTCATAGTCTTGGTAGACTCCACATACTAAGCCCATAATGCGCTCGTTGGCTGCATTGGTATCAGTAGCAAAGTCTAACGTGTGTGTATGCCCTGCTGTAGTAGACATATGTTGTTTATTTAACAAAGACTTAGCAGGATTTTCTCCACCTACAGGACGGCCCATGACACCACTTGTAAAGTAATGACTATAAGCAATGCGATCCACCACCACAGTCTTAAGGAAGTCGTGTACCTCCCATCCATACTTAGCGTACCCCAAGTCAGCCACACTAATAGTGCCATCAAGGATAGCATCGCTACTAACAGCTCTATTAATTCTATTCTCATGATTACCCTCACACATAACAAAGCGAGGCTTCTTCTTCTTAGCCTTCTTTATAGGTTCAAACATACGCTCTTGTGCATCCAGTACAGAGTCAACATCTTTCTTGTACCGCCTACCTTCAAAACCTTTAGTACCTCTGTCGTAGGTACTTAGGCTAGGCATGTCAGCCATGTCACCTATGTTTACTACGACATCAGGTTTAACATCCATTATCAACTTACCTAACCACTCAAATCTATCGTTGTTGTGGTCAGGGTGAGCGTGTGAGTCAGGAATAATCAAGTGTGTCTTACTCATCTATCCATCCTTTCGGGATCAGTTTGTCTGCGTACTGGAAGCCATGATTAGTACACCAGTCAGAGTACTTTGTCTTACTTCCTTTGTACAGTTTAGTTCTAGAGTTCGTAAAGACAAAGCGTATATCGTAGTGAGGCTGCTGCTCTCTTACTAGTACATGCTTCTTACGATCTTCACGATCAAAGATACCTTTAGTTTCAACGATGATGCCATTGGGCAGCACGAAGTCAGGTGTATACGTATGGTATGACTCAGGTTTAGTGTACTTAATCTTCATCCCTTCATACTTAAAAGTTACTTTGAGTTTAGTCAGGTACTCTGCTACCTTCTTCTCTAAGCCACTACGATACGTACCTACAGCCCTTCTACGTCCTGTCCATTTAGCCATGTTACTCTATTATCTCCTGTACCTTAGGTTCTCTTTGTACATCAGTTAACCACGTAGGTTTATTTTTATACAAGAACAAACGTAAGCCATCACCATTATTAGAGTCACTCCAACACGTAGTCTTGTGAGCACAATAAGAACAGTTAACACCAAGCTTCATGTTACCTGACTTGCCCTCAGGCACAGAATTGTAACAACGTGAAGGTGGTGTCTCTTTAGCTACTGCTTTTTTCATGTGTTTGATACGTTCAACAGGGTCAATACGATCTTCTTTAGGTACTGGCATATAGCACAGCTTACCTAAGACTTTATCCATGACAAGAAATCCCGCATCTGGTGTTCCTTCCGCATGAGCATACGCACTAATCTGTGCCATGTATCCGAATTTATCATCTTCCTTAAGAGTACCTTCTTTAAATTTCTTAAAGCTAAATGCAGACGCACTCTTAATGTCAACCATAGCACCGTCGATCTTACAATCAATGTGACCTTTAATACCTCCAATCTGTACTTCATGTTGTTCATGTGTAACTTCATGCCCTGCCTCCTTAACAAGGTAGATTAATAAAGATTCAATAATGTCACCGAATAAAAACTTAAGTCGTGTGTCAGGTGTTAGTTCTTCCTTTGTATCATTACCATTAATGTCATACCATACTTGTCTGTCACCTTTACCTATGTTAGACATACGCAAATAGTTATCACGGTTACGATTAGAAGGGCTTAACTGTTTAAGTATAGCATTTCTCATGTCCCATAAGAAAAAGTCAAGGGTGTCAGGGTTAGGTACTACACCCTTATCCATTACTTCATAGATGTCCTCAACTACAGTGTTTATGGACTTACTCATCTTACATTTCCTTCCTCTTAAAATTGTAGTACTACCGCCTCTTCACTACACCTGAGGACAATTACGTGGTCCGTTACTACCTCAGCCCAGTTAACATTTACTTACTCGTCTATAAACTCATCTATCTCAAACGGTATGCTATCATAAGTCTCATCCTCATCAATGTTGTCTCCTTCAACATCATCTTTAGAGTAGATAGATAACTCAGTAACAACAACTTTGTTAAGACCTACACCCATACCATACTTAGCTACGTTCTGATGGTTGTAAGGTTGAATGGTAGCCTTAACTCTACTACCGTTACCTATAGCTGGTATCTCTACAGGGTCTACGTTCTCATTGAAAGCTACCTTAATAGGAAACTTAGACTTACCTACAATAAATTGCTCCTTGTCATCATAGTCTTGGTTCTTATGAGGATCAGTCTTAACTGTAACACCTAGCTGTGTTAAAGCCTTAGCTGCTTTCTCTGACAGGTTACCTAAGTCTGCTTGATACTTACCAGACATATCGTTTACGTTAGCCATGCAGTTCCAGTAAAGAGTTGCATTAAATGTAATAGCCATAGTGTTTCTTCCTTTATTTAAAGTGTTTATAGTATTAGTATAACTCAGTAGTATTAGACTGTCAACAACTAATGTGTCTCTGCCCAATTATTTCCAGTCGTATACTCAGCATCCAAGGGACAATTCAGTTTGAAGTGTATCCCTGCCTGAATAATAGACTGCTTAATCAACTCGCCAACTTCTATAGCGTGTTCTTTTAGTACTTCCACTTGGAACTCATCGTGAACTACTGCTACCTGTCGAGCATCTAGCTTACGTTGTTGTACCCAGTGATGCCATAGTATCATAGCGTACTTCATGATACATGACTCAGCTCCCTGTAAGTAACAGGACAGGGCGAAGTGTGCTGACTTAATTTCTATGTATCTTTTGTCGAGTCCGACCAGTCTCCCAGTTCTAGCTGACTCTGCTGCTTGTTGTTTAAGGTTAGCAAGAGCTGGGAGGCTATCGAGGAAAGTCTGTTTAACTCTACGTCCATCTGTTGCAGTTCCGTTTGTAATAAGGCCAACCTTCTCATCACCAGCACCGAGTAGCCACGCATAGATAAAAGTTTTTGCGACTGATCGTCTACTGTGTTGTCTATGTTCTGCATTGTATTCTCCTTTGTCAATACCCATTGCATCTAGGTTCTTCTCATGTATGTCACCATTGACAACCTCATGAGTGTAGTCTGCGTCATTCATGTAGTGTGCTAGTATACGTAACTGAATACCTGAAGCATCACATCCAAGAAGAACATGAGTGCTAGGGTTGTCAACAATGTAACAAGCACGACAATCATGTCCGTAAGGTGAATCGTTCCCCGGTATATTAGCTGTATTAGGGGAGTTATGAGACATACGATGAGTAATAGAACCAATAGAGTTAACACTACCATGAACCCTGTCGTCATCACCGAGAGCATTGAACCATCCTTCTATCTCCTTAGACCTAGCAGTTAACATTGCGTACTCACCGAGTAACCTCAGCTCTTGTGGAGCATGTGCAGGGAGCGTGTCAAAGTTCTCTTCACATAACTTCCACATGTACTGTTGCTTGTCATCAAACTCTTCTTTAGTAATCTTCTTAGTGTCACCCCAACCTCTAAGCTTGTCATTAAGACGACGATAACCTGATGTACGTACAGTAGGTGACCACCACTTACTAAGTCTACTAACTTTCTGCTTAGTAGAACTAAGGTTGAACTCTTGCCATTCGATACGTGTAAACTTACCACTAACAGTAGGCCATACATCCTCACCTAAGAACCTAAGACCTACGATAGATAACGTACCATCTTTCTTGTAACGTGGTGTGACTACACCTATGTTGATAGCTATAGCAGGAAACTTACTAAGTATCTCTAACTCTAGTTTGTTAGACTTGTTATTGAATAGGGCGAACAACTCATGAGCTTTCTGTACATCAAGAGCAAAGCCGTACTCCCTCTGATTTTCTAGAATGTGTTGGCTAAGATGTTCTATCTTGCTTGCCTCTACGCTTCCGAACTGTACGCCCTCTAACTTTAAATAACAGGCAACCTTATAGTTAAGCTCAACATCCTGCTGACAACGGTGACGCATAGCATCACTGTACTGTGACCAGTCATCATGCTCAGGCTTGCCATGCCCTAGTATCTTACCCCAATTAGCAAGGCTATGACCGCCCTTCCTACCTTGCTTTTGTAAACGTGACACCAACAGTGTGTCAGTCACACGTAGTGCTCCAATCTTAATACCTAAGAACTTCTTAAGCATACGTAGATCGTAAGCTATAAAGTTGTGACCTATCCAACGGTCAACTGTATCTGCAAAGACTGCAAAGTCATCCAACTCATCAGGTCCAAAGAAGAATGTCTCACCTGTATTGTAGTCCTTAGCAGCTATGCACCAGATACGTGTCGCATTGAACAGTAAACCATCTGCTTCTATGTCGCAGACAACTGTTCTCTTAGCCACGTGTCATCTCCTTAGTCTTAAAGAAACCTTGATGTTGTGGGTAGTCCTTCATAAACTTCCTAGCATACAAGGCTATGAAGTCGTTACTAATCTTGTAAGGATTACCTTGTGTCACTATGGTAGTCTCCCACCGTATCCTGTTAGATATTAACCAAGCACTTAAGTGGTTGTGTCCCTTGTTGATAGCCTCAAAGGTAAACCTCTTAAACATAATATAGAAGTGTGGGTTAATGCTATCCCATTTCTCAAAACGGTCTGTTAGTTTACTCATCTTCTGTCTCCTCTACCTCAGTCATACGTCCTGTATGCTCATCGTAAAACAAGCGTGTTGCTACACCTGTCCTACCACAGAACCTGTTCTTTACTACACGGATAGTCGTAGTGTTGGCCTCGATGGGATCATCAGATTGTCCATTCCGTTCGATACCCATGACAATGTTGGATAGCTGTCCGATACCAGCTGTTCCTCGTATGTCTGACAGACTAATGGAGCCACCCTCTTCAAGAGGTTTGCCCGACACTCGCTTGGTGTGAGCGATGATGAGTAAGTGGATATCAAGCTCCACCGTGAGAGCCTTAAGCTTGTGTGCGATAGCATCTAGTGATCTCCTTTCATCGTTACTGTCATTGTCACTTACCATGAATGATATATGATCAAGGATGACAAGCTTACAATCTAAACCTTTAGCAAAGTAACTAATCTTATCAGCTATGAAATCAATGCTATTGTTCTCCCAACTATCATTGAGTGAGTGAACACGCTCAGTACCCCATGTATTAATACTTCCTTGCTTATGCTCATCCTCTGTGTAATGGCAGTCAGGTAGATGGATAGGCTTAGACAAATCAAGACTAATCAAACCACGTGTTGTTTCCCATGCTGTCTCCTCTAGGTAGAGCAGACCGATAGGTGCTTCAACATTATGCTTGAGTACTTGGTATGCTATCTCACGTGACACTGATGTTTTACCACTACCACTGCCAGCTATTAGGGTAGTCATCTCACCACACCTCATACCATACGTCTTCTTGTTCAAGCCATCCCAAGGATAGTGGAAGGCCGCCTCTGCCCTTGGTTGTTTACTGATAGCGTAAGCAGCTTCATGACCACTGATGATGTCAGTAGCACGATACTTCTCTGCTTGCCACCATGCATGAGTGAACTCAGACTCTTTGCTACGCTCAAGGTACTCACCTATATCATTGAGCTTAAGCTTAACTATCTTAGCTTTCTTAGGAAACAAAGAGGCTACCATGTTGGCTGCTTTCTTTCCTGCCTCATCGTTATCCATACACACAATGATGTTATCGTAGCTATCGAGGTACTCGTACTCCCTCTTGCACTGCTTGTATGCATCACTACTAGACTTGACACCAACACATGCATACTTACTGCCTTGCATCTGGAATGCAGACATCGTGTCTATCTCACCCTCACATACAGTGATGTACCTACCACCCTTAGTGAATAATGATTGACCGAATAGAACACCTTTACGTATGTCACCGACAGACATAAAGCTTTTGTTAGACACAGTACGTTTCTTATATGCAATGGTGTCACCATCACTGTTTGTATAAGGGTAGTAGTGTTCTGTAACAATACCATCCTTAAGTTTAAGACGTACTTTATAATGCTTGATAGTATCTATTACTATCTTTCTGTCCTTAAGTGGCCCTACCTTAGTATCTTTTAAGTCAGGTAAGGATGGTGATGACGATGATTCTTTTATTGATACAACATTCATGTGTTGTGTATCTCCTTTACTTCCATGTGTATATGTTTCACAAACATAACAGTACTGATGACCATCATCGTATAAGATGTTACCATCAGAGCTGTCACATTTATTACATTCACCTCTACTTACTTCAGTAGAGTTAAGGTAGTCATTACGGTTCATTGTGTAACCCCACTGCATCTATGTCATCAGACAAATGCTCTATGTCTTCATCAGACAAATGATTGTAAGTATCATCTATCCAACTGGCTGTAACACAAGTGTGGCATGGCATCCAATCACCATGCTTGTCTTGTCTTACCTGTACTGGTTCCATTAGTTTGTTACAGATATGGCATCGCATTGTACTTCTCCTTTCTTATATTAAGACTACTACTATTATTAGTATGTGTCAAGTCTTTAAAATTACTTGACATCCCTTGCCCTATCAAACGCATTGTAATACAACGATACATCAGCATCTTCTGACGATGTATCCATTAAATAACATGCACTTTGAATACACTCTAATATGTACTCATCTTTTGATGGGTACATACCAGCTATTGTTTTAGCAGCAGCATAGTTATACCTAACTATATTCATATTGATGTATGAACATACAGAATTATCAAAGTCTTCTATCTCATCTTCAGTCATTGTAATACTCCTCGTTAATTTCATACTGATCATCACCAACCTTAGTGACATACCCTACATTTAATGCTTTAGTTAACAATTGCTCCTCATCTAAAGTAAAGTTAAAACTAGGAGCTTCTTGCTTCCATAATTCTTTTGAAGTTACTAACATACTATTTCCCTTCTTGATAAGACGTTATCTTTTCTACCAGCATTTATAATAAAGTGTGCTGTTTGTACTCGTATGTTGTAGTGCTCTGCAAACACCTCAACTGTCAAGTAATTGTTAACGTAATCCAAGTACATTTCTTGAATCGTTTCTTTTGAATAAACTGTCATCGTTTACTCCTCCCTTGTACAAGGTCATCAAACTCTTGATCTTCTAAGATTTCAAAGTCTCTACAACCTAACTCTTTGAAGTGCCTACCAGTAGTAGGACCCCAACTGTTAGCTATCCTAACACATTGATGTACTCCATCGAACGTACCTTCAGCAGCTATGCAAGTCTCATAGCTGAAGTAGTACACGACATCTTGGATTATAGCAACACGTGCTTCAGTCTTACGTTGTGTTGGATTGTATAGTCTCATTAGTTTACTCCTTTCAAGTTCATAGTAAATCCAGCTTTCTTTTTTAATACGTCTATCGTATCAAAGTAGTTCTCTTTAAACGTATCACTAGCATAAGTTAAAGCTAAACCACGCACCACATCTTGTATGTAGCTGTCTCCTAAATCATAGGAGCCAAATGTGTGGTCTGTTTTAACACCTACCATCCACTTGGCGTAAAGATTTAACAACTCCTTCTCAGGTTTCTGATAAGATTTTAATAACTTTACTGTTGTGTTACCGAAAGGACTCATCCCTTCAAATATTGCGTATGGTGCATCTTGATTGTTTCTGCTTTTACCCATTAAATTCTTACTCATTTAACTCTCCTTCATCAGTTGTATACACACCAAATCTAATGCATCTCTCACGTAACTTTTTCAGACCATTATACATACCTGTTATCTGATCATGCATGTCATAGACATCAGATGTCGTTGTATCTCTATCTAATGCATCTAGGATGGCGACTTTACCTTCACATGACTTTAGTAGAGAGTCTAATTCCCTTATCACGTCCAGTTTACCCATTACTTTTCTCCTGTATTTGATGTAGTACCTACTACATGTTGTGTTTTGATAGCATCTTTCAATGCTTGCTTTAAATCTTGCTCACTTTTAGCACTCTTGACCTGTTCTGTCAAGTCAATTCGCCTGTTGTCAGGCATTAAGATTTCAAATGTTGGCATTTACACTTCCTTTTCTATCATTTCGATAACATCATCAAAATCATTTGAGTCATCATTAACATTCGCTAGTATTTGAGCATAAGAACTGTCCAGCTCTATCACTTTTAAGAACTTTTCAGTTGGCATCCCTTCTGTATGCCAACGTTCCTTAGGGTTTTCTTCTAGACATTTTTCAATATCTAATAGTACACCAAGACAACAATAACCGCAGCCCTCATGTCCATCGTGCTCCTGCATTAATGATCCTGTAGTTTGCTCGTACTCTCCTGACTTGAGTGCATCAAGCCATCTGTCTTTTAATTCTGGTGTCATTTAACTCTCCTTAATTATATTAGTGACATGTTCTGGTATGACTAATTCAGCACGTTGACTTGTCTCACGTAATTCTTTCAGACAATTATACATACCTGTTATATGGTCATGTAAGTCATAAGCATCAGACGTAGTTGTATCTCTATCTAATGCATCTAGTATGGCGACTTTACCTTCACATAATGTTAGTAAAGAGTCTAGCCCTCTTATCACGTCCAGTTTACCCATTACTTTTCTCCTTTCATACCTACTAGTTTGTATTCATACACTTTATCGGTGTTATACCTACCGATAACCTCGTATCCTCCGTACTTTTTCTTACGTAAGTTACGACACAATGCTGAGATAGAACCCTGCCTATCGTAACCTGTACGGTTACTAAGCTCCTCTACTGTAACCCAGTCTCCTTCTTTTAGGATTTCAAGGATTTCTCCTGTTCGTCCTGTTAGATGTTCGGTCATTACAAACGGCATTAACTGAAACCCATAATCAAATTCACCTTGTGTCATACTCATTCTCCTTCTACTTGGTCTAACATCCACGCTACACCGATTGAGATTAAACCTACTGCCATAGGTATTGCAACTTCATAAGTCAATCGTTCCCATCCCTTATCATCTAAGACAGACATAGATAGGCCGCTGACTACGATTAGTATTAGTATGATACCTAAGTATAGGTACGAGTGTTTCATTACTCTTATGAATAGCATAACATTCCTTTCAAGTAAACATTAGTAGGCATATGATACCTACTGTTAAGATTAGGCAAGCTCTGATGTTACCATTGCCTATTGCTAGGCGTGATTCTCTGCGAGTCATGATCTTGCCCACCTTTGTTTAGTGACACTAACTGAGTGAGGCTCATACTTCCGAGTCGGTAACATCTTCAGAGGTGACGCACCTACAACACTACGCCAGTCCCACTTAGTGAAGACACCGACAGCCTCATCCAATGATTGACACACTGACGCACCCCCCTTGCGAGAATGCACGTAGTACAGCCCCTCCGTAGTCTGATCTATCGTACCGACCAGCTCGCTATCAAACAGCACCTTTTTACGAAAGCGCCCGTCCCTTACTAACTTTAATTGCTTACTCATCTTTTTCTATCCTTATTTCCTACTTATCGCGATAAGTGCAGACCGCTCAGCATTGGTGAGCAGACGTACGAAAGCATCCTGCACCGTGATGCAGGATGTTATCGTTTTGGTTTAAGTTGTATTACTTAGCCTGAGCTTTGCTTACTTCTTCTTGAAGCTTAGTTAAAGCACCTTCAATGTAAGTATTCCAGCTGTTATCAAGTTTCTTTGCTTCTTTCATTATTTCTCTAAAGATAGCTTTAGCGTCTGCCTGATCATCTTCTTTTTTGCAAGCTTTTTTCATATCTTCCCATGTTGTAAAGTCTTTGAAACTTTCAAACTTAAGATAAGCTCTTTTTGCTTCACTATATGCAGTTTGTATAGTATCAGGAGCACTCTCACCTTCTTCTTTTATAAAAGTATTGGATGTTTCATTATATACCTTTTGAGAATATCCAAAGTTCTGGTATGCTTCTTCTTTAACTTTATGGAAGTTCTTACCTTCAAGTTCTGCTAGTTTAAACTGTTCTAGCATACCAGCTTTAGCATTTACTTTTGAAGTATCGGCATCGTTTTGATGATGCTGGCTATCTAGTAAACCATTCATGTTCTGAACTAAAGTGTCAAAAGAGTAAGTCATTTTCGTTATTCTCCAGTTATCGCGCTAAGTGCGCTTTTAAGTTGTTGCGAACCATTCGCAAGTAGGAAATCAGGTGAATTCCTATAATGTCACTATATAGATTTATTCAGGTATGAGGTATGTTATTATTGCATACCAGGGCTGCATAGAATGCATAGCTAGTTGGCATAGTACTTGCATTAAACTTTCACAATCGTCAGCCGAGAGAAGTTGGCATGATACTTGCATTAGAATACTTGGCATGGTTCTTGCATATGCAATAGACGGGCCAACAAAGTCTATGCAAGTACTGTGCCATGTTGTTGAGAATGATTCGCATTATCAAGGGCTTAGTGGTTGAGCTGGGTAGCTGCGAATGCCTCGCACTTGCATTTCAGTCTGGAAAGTCTGTTGAGAATGCGAATGACTCGCAAGTGATGGAGTTGAGAGTGAGAATGACTCGCAAGTAGGGAAAGTTGCTATTGAGAATCATTCGCAAGTAGGCTGGGGAGTAGCGGGGTGTCCAGTCTGTGGTGTTCTTTTTCACACGACCTGACATTATCCTATAGAAATTCTAGAGTTGGAAAAGACACACAAATAGTTCTTGACAGTACGGCAAGAAGCGTGTACCCTATACTCTATAGTACTACTACATACTGGGGAGCGGCCTTAGAGTACTCTAGAGTATGACTACTACTATTACTAATATATAAGACTAAGAGTACTCTATAGTACTCTCTGCCCCTTAAATTATAATTAATAGCTTGACTTCTTTATGTCTTTAAGGTATAATAGTAGTATGATTAAAGCAATCTTTATCTTTATGTCTATAGTTGTAGTTAGCAGTAGTAGTTACGCTGAGACTATATGTAAGTCTCCTTTCATTAATTTAGTAAACATAATGGAAGAGAAATACCCTACAGCGTCTAACCATCTTATGAATCCAGTACAAAGTAAACAGTTCGTAAGAGCGTACAACAACATGCCACCTAAGACTAACTTTACCTCTGACTCTGTTGTTATGTTTACAAAACCTGCTGAAACTAAAGTGTTGTTTGTCTTAATTAAAAAGTTATGCATACAAACTTGGACACAGTTAACATCACAGCAATTCAACTTCATGATGCAAGGACTTAACAATTGAGTAACATAATGAAGGATAACGTAGGACGTTACCGTACTCAATCTCTATTTAGAGAGTTCTACGTACATACTTCTACAGGCTTGTCACCTATATGGACTTTAAAGGATGAAGACCCTCAAGGGGAACTCCCTAGCCTCAAACGTATCTATCTAGACTATGAAGACCCTACTGAGTACAGTTTTGCTATGGCTACCTTCGGTAACTGGCAGCACTGGCTCAAGATAAAGAACTCTAAAGCTATTCAACTTTACATAGAAGATTGGCCTCTAGAACTAGAGGTACGTCTTAAAAGTAAAGGTATCTTAGGAGTGGCTGCCGAGTTAACTGGTAAGAATGCCTTCAGTGCAGCTAAGTTCTTAGCTAACAAAGGATGGCAGGACACAGCCAGTAAACGAGGCAGACCCTCCAAAGAAGACATTGCAAAGGAAACAAAGATAGCTGCCAAGCTCCAAGAGGAAGTCTCTGATGACATGGCACGTATAGGTTTGTCTATTGTCTCTAACTGAAGAACACGTTAACATACGTAGTGCAGCTGAGGCAGACTTAGTTACATTTATTAAGCTTGTATCTCCTCAGTCTATCTTAGGTGGTTTACACGTAGAGTTATGTCAATGGTGGACACGGCAGGAAGCAAAAGCTTTACAGTTATGTCTACTACCACGGGATCACCAGAAGTCTCGTATGATAGCTTACAGAGTAGCTTGGTACTTAACAAAGTATCCAGACCATAGAATTTTATATATAAGTGCTACAGCTAACCTAGCTGAGAAACAATTAAAGTTTATTAAAGACATCCTTACCTCTACAATCTATATGAGGTACTGGCCTGAAATGATTAACGTAGAGGAAGGAAAGCGTGAAAGATGGACGAACAATGAGATATCTGTTGACCATCCTCTCAGGAAGAAAGAGGGTGTGCGTGATCCTTCGATCTTTACAGCTGGGCTTACAACATCAATCACTGGCCTACATTGCGATGTGGCAGTCTTGGATGACACAGTTGTTCCAGAGAATGCGTACACTGATGAAGGCCGTAACAAAGTTAAGACCCAGTACTCTCTACTCTCATCTATTGAGGGTGCTGAAGCGAAAGAGTGGGTAGTAGGTACTCGCTATCATTCAAAGGACTTATACAATGATCTTATGGAGATGCAAGAAGAACTCTTTGACGATGAAGGAAACATTGTTGACTACTCTCCTCTCTATGAGAAGTTTGAGAAACAAGTTGAAAACAGGGGTGATGGAACTGGTGAGTTCTGTTGGCCCAGACAGCAGCGCCCTGATGGTAAGTGGTTTGGTTTTGATCGTAAAATTCTAGCACAAAAACGTGGCAAGTACCTAGACCGTACCCAGTTTTTTGCTCAGTATTACAACAACCCAAACAACCCTGAGGGTACAGGTATTACTCCTGATAAGTTTCAATACTTTGAAAGGACTCACCTGACTAGACAGAAAGGTTACTGGTTCTACAAAGGACAGCGCCTTAATGTCTTTGCTGCTATCGACTTCGCGTACTCACTAAACAAACGATCTGACTCTACAGCTTTAGTCGTTGTAGGTATAGACCCTAACCATAACTACTATGTCTTAGATATAGAACGGTTTAAGTCTGAAAAGATCAGTGAGTACTACGCTTACATCCTACGAGCCTTTGTTAAGTGGGACTTTAGAAAGCTAAGAGCTGAGGTAACAGCAGCACAGAAAGCTATTGTACAGGAGCTAAAGAACTCCTACATCAAACCTAACGGACTCTCTTTGTCGATAGATGAACACAGTCCTAACAGGCATGGTGGTTCTAAAGAAGAACGTATCAGGTCTATCTTAGAAGCTAAGTATGACAACCTATCTATCTGGCACTACCAAGGAGGTAACTGTCAAATCTTAGAAGACGAGTTAACACAGGAGCATCCTCCACACGATGACGTTAAGGATGCCCTAGCTTGTGCCATTGAGATAGCTATACCACCTAGCCAGATGCATATGAACAACAACGGACCACAGAACAATATAGTTTACCACAGTAGATTCGGGGGAGTAACAGCGTAATGGCAACACGTAGATCGTTAGCATCAAGAGGGTATACCTCTGTTCAATCTGGTCCTTCAAGTACTAACAGGTTCCTTAAGCCACCACGTGTTGTTAGTGAGTATAAAACAGTTGCTGAAGAAGTGGCAGACTTACGTACAACTAAAAATGCTGTAGGCCCAGCTGCTCAACCACTACGTCCTAGAGCTAGAGTAGAGCAGCAACAGGTTAGTGAGGGGTATACTCCTACTCCTGAAGACTTAGCAGATCAACAACAATTTCCACAAATGAATTTAGGTAAAAGAGATGATGGTTCGTACTACATAAGTACTGATGATTTAAGAAGTAGAATGCAAACTGCTACTACAAGAAAAAGCGGAAGTTCTAATATAATAAGTGGATTAGGTCTTTTTGGTCCTACTCCTTTGGCTATTGCAACAGGGTTATTTAGTTTAGGAACATCAGCAGCTATTAACAGAGATATTA